TTGTTAGCAGCTGCTGGGACTCTGAGTACAATATCCCCAATAGTGTAAACACCAGCACTAGTAGTAGACATAGCCTCAATAGTGGTGTTTAGTGAGGGACCAAATTTAAGTTTAGTACCATTAGCTTTAAATGTAATAGCATCACATGAAAGTGTACCTAAAGTACTAGCACCAGCTATTAAGTTATTAGTTGAGCAGTTTACATTACTAGCTAAAGTAATCTCACCAGTACCATTCGGATCTAAAATAAGAGCCTGATTCGTACCAGTAGTAGTAATAGTATTAGCTGCACCAGAAGCAACACGAACAGATCCAAATGTGGCTCCAGTAAATGATGGAGAGCTAGTAGTATTTATGCTTTGTGGTAAACTTAAAGTAGTACCAGTAACAATTACCTGATCAGTAGTACCACTAATACTAGTAATACCTGTATTAGTAAGCGTTATAATATCACTACCAGCATTGGTAGTAATGCTCATACCACCACCAGCATTAAGTGTTAGAGTTGCAGCTGAAGTATCTGCTACTACTGATGATTGTCCTGCTGTTCCTGTTACTGCAATTGTTCCAAAGGAAAGGGGAGCTGTAGCAGTATTAGCAATGGTAATTGTTGAACCAGAACCAGTAACTGTGATATTACCACTACCATTAAGGTTTAATACACTTGTGTTTGAAGAAGCTGTAACAGAGGTTCCAGAAGATGGAGTGATGGTTTTAAAGATAGCTTGTGAGCTACCCTTATCAGTATTGGCAATTGTAATACCAGCACCTTCACCACCACTACCAGTGACGGAAACACCATCAGTACCTGCAGCAGTTGCAACATAGGCTCCAGTAGTATTAGTACCAAGAGTAACTGCATCAGTTGCAATTGTAGTAGCAATAGTGACTGCAGCAGAACCATCAAAATTAACTGTTCCAGTAACAGGACCAGTCAATGTAATAGCTCTTGCATTAGCTAGCTTAGTAGCCGTTGCTGCAGTTCCAGTAAGAGCAGAGTCAGTAAATGCAATATCTTTAGTAGTAGTACCAATACGCATTTTAAGCGTGTTACTTTCAAACCAAACATCACCTGCTGTAGGCGATGTCGGAGCAGTACCACCAACAAACCGTAAAGGAGATAGTGTAGTAGTACTACCAGCTAACTGAATCATACCCGTCATTGTACCGCCAGCCTTTGGCAAGGCAGCACTAGCAGTATTTTGAGCTGTAGTTACATTACTATTCGTAGTGCTTAAACTACTGTTTGTTGAAGTTAAGTTTGACTGAACACCTACAGCATACTCATAAATAGTTTTTGCAACACTAGCCGTTGCAGCCGTAGTTGTTGAGGTAGAATCAAGAGCACTAGATAGGTTTACTACAGCCACCCCATCTGTAATAGTTAAACCAGAACCCTGTTTAATACCACCAAGTTGGGTTGTAGTTGCGGCTGGTAAAGATAGAGCACCTGTTGTGGTATTTAAATTTAAGCCACTTGTATTAACCGCAGCAACCATTACTTGACCAAGAGTAGTATTTCCAGCAATCGGGAACACAACATTAACAAGACCACTGGAAGTAGATAAAGTAGAACCTAGTTTAATACCACCTATTTGCGATGAAGTAGCAGGTATGAGAGCAATAGCACCCGGACCACTCACACTAATACCACCATCATTACCAGAAGCAATAGATACTAAACCAGTAGAACTAGTAGTAGCCACTCCACCAGAAACAACACGAGATAGACCAAAGTTTCTAATTGTAATATCACCTGTTGGTGTACTACTAACATATACATTCAATACTTTAGTTGTACCACCACTAGTATCTAACCAGAAGTAACCATCATATACAGCATTAGCACCAGACGCGGTAGCATTAGCTAGATTAGGAGTAAAGATTCTAGTACCACCAGTACCTTCAACTAGCATCATTGTTGCACTAGTTGCATATAGTACATTTGTAGGATCTACAAAATTAAACTGATAGCGTATATAACTTGTAGTAGCTGGTGTATTAGCTGAAATAGCATTAGCAGATGCCCAAGTTTGTTTGAAAACCTGAGGAGCAGAAGTACCCACTACACCACCACCTGCATTAAGAATTGCCGATTCAATATAACCAAAGTTAACTGCATCATTGGCTGACAATGAGCCACTTGGACGCATAATTAAATCAGTAAGATATTTAGTACCCGCACTTAGATTAGTGCCAGTTGCATAGATTGCATTGGCTTCTAAGTAACTCTTTGTGACTACATCATTAGCGTTGGTTGTGGCTCCAACATTGGTAATTGGTTTACCACCTGCGTTTAATATACCAGTAGCTGATAAGTAAACAGAGTTTGTTTGTAAACGGTTATCAATAACGGCGTTAAGACCTGTGGTTTTAGTGAAGTCTGTATCTACATAGCCCTTAGTTGCAGCATCTGTAGCAGCTACTGGAGTAGCTACATTACTAATAAGTCTATTAACCGCATCATAAGCTGTTGTGGAAGTTCCACGAGACAATGCTCTTCCATCAATAAGAGTATTGGTGTTAGTATTAAAATTACTGATATGTGCTGTTGATAGGGCTACAGAGTTTGCAGCCGCAGTAACTCGTCCTTTAGTATCAACAGTGAATGTAGGGATAGTAGTGGTACTACCATACTCACCCGCTGAAGAGACAGCTAAAGGTGGAATTAATGCATCAACAAATGGAGAAGTAGTAATACTAATAGCCGAAGCACCCAACGCAGGAATATCACCACTAACAATAGCTCGTTCGCTAATAGATGTTATTCTTCCTTTAGCATCTACTGTAATATCTTTAATCGGACTATCACTATAAGCATTAGGTACAACCGTAGTATCATTTAAACAAGCATCTGGAAGTACAAATGCACCATAAGTTGCTGGATTAATTTTATTGAGAGTAATGCCTTCAGGAATAAAACCTAATGGGAAAGGAGATTGACCTTCTAAAGTTGTGTTTAGCTTGGCAACTACAATAGAACCATTTTCAATAGCATCCTTAGGTAACAGAAAACCTTGGCTTTCAGCAGAGCTTAGTTTACTTAGTGGAATATTAGCAGGAAGATCATCATGACCCATATTTCTATGGCTAGCAAGAGTTACTCTGCCTGTAGTATCATAAGCAATCTGTAACATATTGTTAGTATTAGTAGCTGTAGCTTTACCATAAGTACTGGCTTGAGTAACGTCAGTAGTGGGTAGATCAGCTACTGCAATAGCTCTATGAGAAGCAGATGTTATGATACCCCTACTATTTACTTCAAACTTGGTTAATGGACTACTTGCATCAGTAGAACCATATACTTGTGCTGTTAAAGTAGAAACAAGGGGAAGATCCGCATTGACTATAGTATTTGCAGCAATAACAGTAATGCGACCTTTTGCATCTGCAGTAAGTGAAAGTAGTTTACCTGTGCCACCATACGCTTGAGCAACTAGACCAGATACAGTAGGCAGATCATCAACTGTCATGCTTCGAGAAGCAAGACTAGTTAATAGACCTTTACCATTCACATTTCCATATAGCATATTACCAGTATTGCTAGCTGGGTTTGCACCAAAAGCACCAGTACCTGCGGTTAGTGTATCTGGTAAATTTTCTAGCGGTAGCGTATAAGTTTGTCCTACAGCACTTGAAAGTTTAGCTAGAGGAATACTACTAGGAAGCCGATCAATATGTACTGTACCTGTAGTTAAATTATTTGCATCATTTAGCTGACTTAAATTAACTGCATCAGTAGAAGCAGTACCCGGAGCTAAGTTTGTAATCTTATAGTCTGTTGCAGAATCTGGAAGTCTAGTTGTAAAGTCACCAGTAAAAGATGCTGGGGAAGCAACTAACCCTGTTCGATAAAGTGAACCCTTAGTTACAGCGTTATTAACTGCTAAAACATTCGGAGTAACTGAGCCGCCTGAAAAGGGTATATTGTCAAGCCCTGTAAACATTGTCAGCGTTTCAGTAATTTGCTTAGTACCCGCATCTTTAATGAAATTGTTATTCATTTTAAGATCGGTGTTACCTAAGAATGGACCATCTATTGCATTTTCATCATACTTTAGAATGATTTCATTTTTAACTTTAGCCAGTAGTTCTTGTACAATATACTTTAACTGATCAAACTGTAGGTTTAACTGTGTAGTAGTTAACCGAGTACCGGGAGCAAAAGTTACAATACTGTTTATTGAAGGGGTCTTACGCCGAATATAAACTTTATCGTATTGTCTTACTGGTGGTCCTTCAAAAGTAGTATTTAGAACTGGTGGAATATTTATAAATAATGTATTCCCGTATTCAGGATCGTCTTCATCAGTAATCTGTAGTAATAATTTATATGATCTAGAGAGTGGATAATAAACAGGGGGAACTAAACCACTACCAGTTGGGATTGTATCTAAATCCACAAACTTTAGTATCTTAGTTTGTTCATTGATTGTATACCAATTTTTTGGGAAGATAAACATCTCTCTGCGATCTGCAACTGTAAAAACATTCTCACCAAATTTAGTATCAGCTCCCGTATCAAATACTCTTTCAACTTCAATCTGATCAATTAAAGGAACATTCGGTAAGAATGCCATAGTACTTAAGTCAAACTCTCCAGCTCCAACTGATGTATTGCCATTTGAATCAAAGATAATTGTGGCTTGTGCTATATTTAAATTGTCATATGTTGACATGTATGTCTCCGTTAAGTGTCAATGGTTGTGTATTTCTGTTTAAACTTACCCTTGAACTCCATGTTCGTAATGTTTACTGGAGTTGGGTATTCACTGGTAATTCTAATAGTAGTTGAATCTGAGTACCCAAGAATTTTGGATACAAACTCACCTTGCTTTTGGAATATCTCTAGAGGTAAAGTATCTTCATAGATGGTATACTCCGGTCTTGTTGGAATATAACTAGTTGTAAATGCAGGTCTACCTCTATGGGTTACTTCGATATCATATGGTCCAGTGAAGTAGTGTCTAAAGATAGCACTACGAATATTCAATACACCATCTATAATATTATTATTCTCATCGCGTACAAAGAGAGTACTAAGTTCTACATTCATCTTAAACTTAAGACCAATGTATACATAGTAATTACTAATTGCATAGTTTGCACCAATGACTACAATCTCAGTATAGTTTCCATCATCTGTTTTATTAGTTACACTATAGGGTTGTATTGCTACATTACTAAGATCTTCATTCTGATTATTACCATCATTAAAGTATCCCTTAAAGAGAACAACAAAGTACTTATCTACTTCAGTTATATTAGTATGTCCGGGTATGCGATAAGTTGTAGTCGCAGTGTATGGATCATACTTAGCATTGTAGTCAACAGGTTGATCATCTGAGTTAATGATCTTCATCTTAAACATTCGATCAAGACGAGGAACATATACATCTTCATTTAACATGTAGTTACGATAAAGATAATAAGCATAGGTTCCACTACCAATTTCAGTTTCTCTTTTACTGACAACATACATGTTATTAGAATAGCATTGTAGTGTCTCAATAGACTCAGTATCATCTAGGATATAACGATAGAATGAATTCTGTACAACCCGATCTCCACTAAACCGATTGACATAACCATAGATATGATTCCGCTGGTCATCATCTACAAACAGCAGCGTGTCCTGTGCGGGGGCTGTGGCTGCAGTCCTGTAGTTCTTTGGTAGATAGCCAGCTGCTGTGCTTGAAACCTCTACAGCAGAGGCGTAGCCCATTGTACCCTTACCTGTAAAGAGGAAGAGCTTCTGGGAATCAAAGAAGTATAGACGCGATCCAATAAACTGTGGGTCTAGGATAGGCGCAGTACCATAGTAGGTAACCGGGGCTACCGCTACATTGCTTGGCGACAGTTCCATACCTGCAGCAGACATCAATTGGAATTGGATGTTAGCCTTGGTATTGATAAACATATACTCTTCAAAGGGAGTCATACTTGTGATCTCACAGTAGCTGTTTGAAGAAACACGAATGTCAATAGGATCTGTAGTGATAATATTATCTGAGTCTTTGAGGAAGAGTGATTCATATTCACCCATCTCAGATGAGAAGATAACATCATCAGCGGAGAACCATAGTCTATCTTTAAAGACTGCGATGGAGTTAATCTTTACATGCTTTAGACTCTTGCGGTCTACGGTCTTAAAGATACTCGGTCCCGGATTGGTTGTCTTGTCACCTGTGGTTCTAGCCGACCACTTGATTGGTTCAATGTTCCATGCGGTTACATTGGATGCATCAATGGATACCACAAGCTTCTGTGGCATTCTTCGTGGATCAATGTAAGAATGTTCATCAGGTGTTCTAATCTTCTGGAGATAAGGTCTACCTGTTGTAGTAATGGCTGTTGTGTGGACTACACCTCCGGTTGTTCCGGAGTAAGTATAGATACCTCTAGTTGCATCTGAAGGACTATAGTAATAAGTCTGCTCAGCTGGGTTCCAACTAATGACTCTATAGTATCCACTTGTTGTATTCAGATATGGATTAAGTGTGAAGAAAATCTTACCACGACCCTTAATGATTCCACTCAGAAGAGTGTCACTATCATAGAGAGACTCAAGCATTAGCTTAGCAGTATCATCTGTAGGACTACTCAATTTGGAATTGTTAGAGAACCAATCATCTTTTTCAGGGGGTAGTCTAATGGTAGCTAAATCATCAACACGACTTCCTAAGTAAGCCTGAGCTGAATTGTAGTAATAGTAATCATCCGCAGAGATATAATCTGCATTAGTTATATAGATATGATATGTTGTACCATTTGCTACAATACTCTGAAGTGCTGGACTAATGGTTGCTGTTTGAGTTGAACCAACATATCCTGTTATAGTATAAACTTGAGCTGATCCATTAAATATAATAGACTGTCCTTTATAAGCATCGTCTGTAAAAGATGCTGAAGATGCTAGTCTTACTGTGGATACACCAATAGCACCACCAGTAACTAGAGCACCTGTAACATCCAGTGTGCTAATATTAATTGAGTATCTAGAAGTAGCACTAGGATGTGCAATAGTCCAGTGTGAAACAACAGTTGCTTCTTTAGTACTGCCAACATAGTTTGTTATTAATCTAGCTTGAGATTCTCCATTGGCATTTGTTACCGTAATAGTCATCCAATTATAAGCATCATCTACATTAGAAGCAGAAGAAGCTAAAGTAATTTTATCTGCTGCACCATTTGCTGCTAGTCCAGTTACTAGCGCAGGTCGCCATCCAAGCAAGACATCATCTTCAGTACCTGCTGTATTGTCTGCACCTGTGTCAAATACTTTAGCAACCTTAGCTGCCGTATAGTATTTAATCTTACGACCATTGATATCATCGGTTGCAGTTACTACACCATTGAGATCAAACAACTTACCCTCAACATCAGAACTGAATCCCGCTCGTACATTCTTATTAAGAACAACGACACTTGATCCCAATGATACAGCCTTAAGGGATTCCTTGGCTGTCTTGTTGTTGGGGTTATGTGTGATGTATGCACGGCTGTCTGTCTTAACAACACCAGTGGCATTGGTCTGATCAGCAGGAGTTAGATCTTCCCATGTACCTGTAGGGTAGACTCTAAAGATATAGAATAACTTATCTGCTTCAGTTGTTGCACTAAAGTCAACTACAACAAGGAATGTATTCTCTTCATTAATACTGTACCAGTAGTACCATAGATCATGGGTTGCTGGGACATTAGCTAGAGAATATAAATCTAATCGAATAGCGGTTGATGAGGTATCCCATGATGTTGCATTGGCTGCAGTCTTCTGGGGTACAATTTCAAAGCCGGGTCGCTTCTCAAAGTTACGCTCTAGGGAAACTAAAGCATTGTCAATATTCTCTGCTTCGTTTGGTTGCCGTCTATTAGGCGACTGTCTACCAACAGAGTTGGTGGTAAAGACAGGAAGTTTGGTTGAGGCATAGCCAGCCTGTGGGCTGCGTCTGCGAATAGCCATTAAAAACCTCCAGTGCGAAAGTATCTAAACCGATTAGGATCACTTAAATTACGGGAACGCTGTGCTGAACTTCGAGCCTGATTGTTATTACCAAAGATGTTCTTTTTCTTGTCATTAACATCTGCTGCTCTACTCTTAAGTGTGAAGAGTTGCTCTTGGTATCCCAAGAAGGCATCAGTTGCTTCGTCACCCTGAGTAATACTCTGGTAATGACGCATAGCAGTAGCCATGATGGCTCTCTGTACTGAAGTCTCTAGGTTCTCCCAAGGTAGCTTCATAGTGAATTCAATATAATAAGGACCATCAGCAGCCTTCCATACATCTGTATCATCAGTTACATTCCACAGACGAGCAGGGGATGCATTGTTTAATATTCTTGCTTTGATCAATCCAAGTTCTGGACTAATGTGTTGTGAGATTAACTCAGCAGCTAGGATACCTGACTCATCAGAGTCTGAGGTAGGCAAAGTAATATAACCATCAGTGGCTAATACAACTTTACGAATATATTTATTACTAGCAAGACCTCTTAACTGATGGTCAATGCTTGCTTGTTCAAGTAGGGTGTCAGCAATACCAGTATCAATACCCGACTCACCCTCAAGGTCAGCTACAAGGTTTTCACCTGAAGCCAGTAGCATATGATTAATTGCCTGTAGCTTAGTTATTAAGCCCATAGTAGCCTCCTTTAGTTGTTAGAAAAAACCCACCGACTCCCACTTAAGGGAGCCGGGGGTAGATAAACGATCACCTCCGATTCAAACTAGTACTAATAAAAGAACCTCGTTATGAAGGAGAAGAGTAATCATTAGGCTGCGGTTACTGCGTACTCGCCACCGAAACCACCAGTCCAGTTAGCAGCAGTACCACCCTTGAGGAAAGTGACAATATCGTCACGACCGTCTGCAGTAGTAGCATTGGTTGCACCAGCAGTGATAAGCTTGACCATCTCAGGCTTAATGATACCAGTACCCTTAAGCATGCTGCCTACGGTGAACTGAGTATTACGGCGAACATCCTGTACGGTGTCAACCTTCATACCCATGAGGGATAGACCAGCAATAGCTTCTGACTGGAAGATGATACCATAGATACCAAATGCTGAGCAGTCCAAGTTGTACTTGGAACTACCAATGTTATTGGCAGCAGTGATATGATTGAGCTTTGGAATGTGGTTGGTCTTAACAATCTTGACACCCATGTAATCAAGGCTGTCAGTCATCATGTTCATGCCCTGTGCAATGGATGCACCAGCTCCACCGTAATCAGAGCCAGAAGTAAAGAGTGGCTTATTGACAAACTCATCGTTAGCACGAGGAATACCAAGCGCACGAATGACTTGGAACACCTTTGGAGGCACAGCGCAATAGACGCTGCCAATAGCAACATCATTCTCCTGACAAACAACGAGGTAATCCTCGATAGCTTGCAGAATAGCAAGTCCTTCAGTATCAGTAGCTGCTGCTGGAAGTGCTGCAGGAGAAGCTGCAAACTTAATCTGACTTGGTGCATGGAATGCAGCGGCTGCAAGACCACGAGGATCTGTACCAATCTGTGGAACAGCTCCTGCAGCAACCAGTGCCATCAGAATCTGACGGTCACGAGTGTTAGCAAGGGTCAGTCCAGCCTGACGAGCCAACTCAGAGCGGTAATCCCACTGAGTAACAAGCAAGTCAACATTGTCAGTTTCAAAGTGAGCT